ACCATAGCATATAATGGCATTAACCATTGGCAACAGCCAACCGCGATGTCGTTTGCTGCGTTACCATTTAAGTATTGGAATGGCTCCATAACATACACTTTTCAGATCGTATGTTCCGCTTTTCATAGGGGAAAACTTATGATTATCTTCGAACCTAACGTAGTGCAGTATTCTCTCATAAATGCGAATTTATCAACCAATAAACAGTATATGATTATAGTTGATATTCAAGATTCTCAAGAATTTGATATTACTGTGGATTGGTCCAAACCTCAGATGTGGAATGTTATGCCGGCCTCCACTACTGTATCGCAATATGGTACTTCAACGATAAATACTACATCGTCGACAACAAATGGATATATTATAGTGTGTCCGTATACGCCTTTGCAATCTCCTGATAATAGCGATGTTCCTATCAATGTTTACGTGAGATCTAATAATCTTAAAGTAAATCAGTTGCTTAGTGACAATTTACCTACGGCGCGAAAATTACGTACTGAGTCTGGTGTTTTCTGTAAGGAGATTTCTCATGAAGTTATAAACTGTGATTCATCATCTTTGGATAGGTGTTCAGAATTATACTTTGGAGAGAGACCCGTCTCATTTAGGGCCTTACTCAAGAGATATACCACTAGTAGTATTTACTCCATTACAATAGGTACGTTAGCTACTCATGCATATGGATACCTTATTGACAGGATTTTTCCTATTAATAATCTTCCATTAGATGCTACTGCACCAATAGATTCAAGGGTTTCTCCACTTATGACGTATCTACAGTATGCTTTTATGGGAGCTAAGGGTGGTATTCGTAAACGTCTTACCACTAATGGTTTCTCAGACGCGTCTGTTACTAACTCTTTATGGCGAGTATCCTTAGTCTCTCCGGGTACTTCAGAAACTACAAGTACTGGTATTACAACGTCTAGTGTTCCTACTAGTAAGTTAATAGGTACGAGTAGTTTCATTACATCATCGAATGCAGGTGTAGAAGTGGAATTGCCATACTATAGTAATAATTTATTTTGGTTTGCATTTTCTGATAGTGCCAGCGGGTATTTACCCACTGATCAATATGAAAATAGTTGGACCAGGATGTATACTCTAGAATTCCAAATTAGAGGTGGTACTTATTCAGTACCGTCATACATTAGTGTCGATACTAGTACCG